CCTCGTAGTGCATCGGGTAATCGATAAAGGCGATATCGGTATTGGCCTCTATGAGCTTTCTGAGGCCTCCCAGGGGCATGATCACATCGTCATCGATCAAGAGGAAGTGCGTCGCTGGTGTTTTTAAACCGTTCTCGACTAAAATGTTGCGACAGTCTGGAATAGGTAAATTATCAGTCCGCAAAATGTACGGTAATTGGTTATTTTCAATCATCTCTTGTTCTAGGGCTGTTTCACATTTCGTAAATATACTGCCACGCGTAGGCATCAGTGCTATAATCATCGCCATCCTTTGTTACCGCAATCGGTTTTACTAATAATCTTTCCCGTGTCCCAGAGCTTGTTACCGCAAACACAATACATGTAGCCTTCTTTGCGTCTTTTTTTACACTCAGGACATTTGTTTTCTGTTTCTTCAGACATAATTTAGAGCGGCATACATATCGTCTCGGTGGATTCGATACTCTTTGCCGTTAATCTTAATATCAAAATAGTTATTCTCCCACGCTTCGAGGTTTTTAAACTTCAGGTTCTGAAATTCCAAGTACTCTCCGGCGGGTGAATAAACGGGTATACGCATAAAACCCCGATTTTTATCCAGAAGATAAACGGGGTCAGTAATGTTTACAATCTTGCCTTTTCTTGCCATATTGTCCTTAACTTAGGGGGAGACTCCAGGAGGAGGAGTCCCACACCCAAGTCAATATATGAAAACTTGACTATTACGCTACCTGGCCATATCTTATGCAGACTCCGTGATCATCACGAAGCTCAGCAACGCCATATAGAGAGTCGGCAACCAAATCCCATGCAAGCATTGGAAGGTCGTATTGAGCCTGTACTCTCATAGCTTTCTGAGTAGCCAAACCGATAGCAGATTTCTGGAACAGCATTGCGTAAGCAACACTTGAAAGAGCATAAACCTGCTCTGTTTGGTAAACATCAACACCGTACAATTTACCGATCTTGGCGTTGATAGTCGCGTTCTTCTCACCAGCCTGACCGACAGCATCGTATCGTACGAAGTCGTCAGTGTTTAGAAGGTCTCTGTAACCGTAAGACTCGACAGCGAAAGCTCTATCTTCGAAAGGAGCGTTCTTTGAGTTTAAGTAGCGGATACCCTCAAGGATAAAGGTTTTAGCCAATTTAAGGTCGGTTGAAGTAGCGCCAGCACCGACAGTTTTCGAGAAACCGGAGTAAAGGTTTCGGATGTCAGTGTCAGTAAGTTTAGCGATAGACTTACCGAGCTGAGTCGTGTATTTCTGGCGAAGATCAATGTGTGACTGGATAGCAGCCATATCTTCGATAGTTACGCGAGCAACAGCGTGTTTGTTGATTGTGATTGTGCTAGCTGTCTCAGTCGTAGCAGATTGAGCAGCTTCTGTGTTTTCGACTTTGTATGTCGCGGTGATGCTGGAAAGGTTAGGGATGCGGATTATGTCGCCAGCTTCCTTAACATCAGAGTCGTATCGTTCAACGAGGTTAGCCAAAACGAGGTTATTTTCCCGAGCAACAATGATTTCTTTTGAAAAGATTTCTGGGATAAATTGACCGCTGGCAGCCATCGTTCCTGTAATGTTTGTAGCCATTGTAGGTCCTTAAAAGTTATTATTCGAAACTTTCAGGCCCATATTTTTCAAGTTGCGTTTGGATTGCAGATTGGTTCTTTACATATTCACCAGGTGTCATTCGGGCGATTTCTGCCCGGCTGATCATACTGCTCGACTCGACCTTCTTACCTGCCTGTGGTATTTGTGAAGTCTGCCGGAGTGTCTGGCTAGCTTTTTGACGTTGGACTTCTTTCTGTGCGAATTGTCCGGTTATTTCCTGCCACTCAAGCGACGCCATTTCGGCTGCCTGTAGTGGAGTGTAGTTCTGATCGACTAGTTCGCCTGCTCGGGAGCGGACAAAGGTGTTTTCTTTCACAAGTGGAAATTCCTTTTCGGCTATGTAGTACTCAACGGTACTTTGAGCAGCATTACTAGCGGTCTGGTTTGCTCTCTTTTCTAAAGATTGTGCAAACTTTGTCGGATCGATGCCAGTGTCGTCAACGCCTTCTAGCTGAGGCTCTGTTCTTATCTGCAACTGGGCCTCTAACGCCTTCTTTTGAGCGATTAATTCTCTAATGCGCTCGCTTGCCCTCGATGTTTTTCGGGGCTTCTCCGTTTCTACTTCCTGTGTTTCGGCGGGTGTTTCTATCGTCTCCTCAGACGCTGTGTCCTCTTCGGACGCCTCTACATGAGTTGTTTCTTCGGTGCTTGTTTCAGGTTGCGACTCCTCGGTGGTGGCTTCCACGCTTACGCTTGTCTCTTCTTCCATTTTTCCTCCGTGTTTAACGAGAACGGCTCGAAATTAATTGTCGGGGGAGAGTAGGCAAGAAATCTCCCCCTTTCAACCAACTTTTGGTGCCAAATAGGGAGTTGCACCCCGTCTCTTGCCCATAGAGGTCTTTCAGTGTAGTCCGCTATGCTTCTACCCTGTTTAATGAAGCATTTTGGGGAGCTTAACTACTTTTTACTCAACTTATTATGACAAGCGTTTTAGCTACGCTGTGGAACGTTCAACACGCACAGCTTCAAACTATTTCGGCATATTATCTAATTGTGATTTTAAGCGATCAGCGACCTTCTCTTGATCTTCCAAGAACAATATGAGCTTCTTCTTGGCTCTTGCTTCAACCAAGGCGTCATGCTCATTATCCAAGCCGGGAAGGACAGCCATCTTCATGGTCAGGTCGATCTCATCCTCCAGCTTCTTTTTCAATTCGGCAAAGAACGGGGTTTTAAGTCCGTCCGCGTATGCCTTTGCCCGATTGTATTTTTTGGATAGTTCTTTAAGATCCATCACCTAGTAATAGGCATTTTTAATAAAGACCCTTAGATAAGGCGATTTTTTCAAGCTCGCGTTGATGGTTTATGTCGGCTTGCTCTTGCTCAAGCATTTGGTTTTGTTCTCCCATCATGGCTTCTTGTTCGGCCTGTTGCTGCATCATCACCTGTTCCTGCTCCATCATCTGAGCTTCCTGCTGTTGTGCTTGTGCCATTTGCTGTGACAGCTCTGTGATGTCTTGATCAAGCGCATCCTCTAGGGATTCCATGCCGAACTTCTCCAGCACCTTGCGTTTAAGTTCCATCTTGAGGTTTTCAAATGGCTCTTGTGCAAAGACAGAGTAGAGGTTCATCACATCTTCGCGCTCTTTTTGTTTGTCGATTAACAGCGTTGAGCCGGCTTCAGGCACGCAGTCGTATTGTCCGGCAATCTCTTTCGGCAAAACTCGAACAAACTGCTCGCCTTTTTTACCCGTAACGCGTATGACCTTCTCATCGGAGATAAACTGCTGGTATAAGGCCAAGACCATCTCGCCCAAGGACTTAATACCTTCCTCTAAGAGTTGTATTTTGTGCTTAAATCTAGCGTTAGCAGCCTCTTGAACCAGCCCGATACCCGTAGCGGTTTGGTTGATGCCCGATTCGGCACCCTTGGTGTAGTCATAAATCCCCAAGGCCTGTTGAATATCGGATTTGATCAGAGAGAGATCTTTTTGAGCGTTTCCGGTTAGATCCGGTGGAACAATCGGGTCTACCTTTTCGTACTCAGAGGATAAGTGAACTACCCCGTTGGGACGGTAAACAAGCTCTGTTTCGTCAACATTTTCACCGGTAATCTTCCACATATTCATGAGGACTTGAGTTCGGTTGTCGATGATCTGATTCTGGATGGTATTAAGGGCGTGTTGCAGTTTAATGACCGGCTCAATCTCGCCCTTGCCGTAAAACTCATGCGGAACGATAGAGTCCTTCAGAGAAATAAAGGGTTTTTGACCGTGCCAGAAGGGGTTTGCCTGTTCGCGAATAATCGTTTCACCTGCCGCCATGACAGTCAGGCCGTCTTTGTCCCACATCTCCCAGATTTCGATCTTGTCAACTGTGTCGTCTTGCTCTCCTCTGTGTCCAAAGGCTAGTTCGTGTCTTTCAGTCTCTTCGGGCGATTTCTCGATCTTCGAATCGAGATACCTCTTTAGGCGTTTCAGGTTCTTGTAGTAGCCTGCACTCTCTAGCTCCTCAAAGGTCTTGTAGTAGCGATGAATAACCCATGAAGCGGACTGAATATCGGTCGCTTCCGGATCTAAGAAAAAGTCGTAAAGATTAACCACCTCAAGGCAAGGATCGTCAAAATCAGTGACAGTGGTTGTGTTGGTGATAAACTCGCCATTTTCGTCAACAGCCGGCTTGCCGGTCTCGTCGTATTCGTAAGCGGTGACCTCTTTGCTGGTAGTTTTCCAATAAAGCTTGACAACGCCTGTACCGTAAATTAAAGCGTTCTTGATCCAGGCCACGACCTTTTCAAAGGCGTGATCTTTGTCCCACCAGTACTCAAACAGGGCGGTGTGAATCTCACTTGAAAACTCGTCTTGCGGTTCTCTTGGCTTGTATTCAAGAGTTGGTCGCTGCGCCACCATACGCGGCACGATTGTCTCTACATTCGCCCATGAATAGGGATTGTAGATCTTAGAATTAGTAAACTGTGTTTTGCCTGAACCGTGATAAACAGCGTCGCAATCGTTAAACACTTTAAACTTGTTTTTGGTGTTATTGGTTGCTAGCTCGATACGCGATTTTAATATTTCCTCTTTTTTCATTGAAAAACTCCTTCATCTAGTAATAAGCACTTTAGAAATAGGAGTTTACAAAGCCCTCTGAGAAGTTTTCGACAAAGTTTGTCGGATAACCGGACTGTTCCATTTCCGTATTAAAATGACAGGGGTTCTGGTCTAGCGCATCGCGATACTCTCTTGACGTGGGCGGAGATTCGTTGTAGCGAAAAACTTTAGCCCGGTTGAGTCCTCGCAAGTGCCTTTTGCAGACGCGGTAGAAAAAGGAGGTTTCCCGGCAACGCTCGGGGTCGTACTGGTTGTCTCTGATCACCTCCCAGATTCGGATTCTCATCTCTTGAATTAAGTCATCGGTGTCATAGCCCGGGATATGGGTATTTCGTGCCAGACTCCAGATCATGCGGTCGGTTTCGCGGTAAATCTCGTCAATAATCTTTTCAACTATCGCCATATAGGAGTTCCCCCGTAGCCAGTGACCGGGTCACGACCGGTGTAGCCGATTACTTGTCTTTTTGTTTTGGTAGGTTTGTTATAGGTCTTTAAGAAGTATCTAAGCTCGTCAGGAAAGTCGTCATTTTCTTTTTTAGGAGCTTGCTTGTACTGCCCTTCGGAGTTTCTAACCTCCTGCCAGACATATCCCTCAAGCTGTTTGATTTCCTCGGTTAGGTGGCTGGCCATTGTCCAGCGTGGTTTATTTGTTAAAGGGTTTACTTGCATATACTCATCGACTTTAGCGATACCCAGTTCCACATCTTTATCAGCTTGTAGTACCGGCCAGCCTTTTTTAGACAAAGCGTCTATAAGATCAGGGCGTGCCGAATCAGCAAAAACCTGCCGGACAATTAATCCGCTGGTTAGTGTGTGCATAAGGTCATTTATCTGTTCTAAGCTCATGCCTTCACGTAAGAAACCGTCAAAAGTATGGATTTCGTCAGGTTTAACGATGTGGAAATGGCAAGAGGTCGGGTGTCCGATAGCAAAACCAAAGTCAATCGAACCAATAACAATGTCACCCTTATTCGGAAGCTGTCTTGGTACGCAGTGAATGTCTCTGGAAAACTTAGAGTAAATCGCCCCGGACTTCTTCATGAACTCGGCCATATACTCTTGCTCAAAGCGTTCAGGCGACATTCTGAGGCGTTCTTTTTCCAGTTCGGACGGATCTAGATAAGGATTGTCATATGAGGTAAAATGAAACGATTTGAAGTCTTTGTCATCGTTTTCTTGGTTGTATAATTTGTGAAAGTGGTCATAACCGTTGGGGGTGGAGATAAAGACCGCCCAGCCTTTCCTGTCCTGAAGAATCGGGGAAATAACCGTCCAGGAATAGGGATCGGCAAAAGCAAACTCATCCATTACCACACCGTTTAGACCAACACCACGCAAAGAGTCGGGGTTGTCAGAGCCTTTCAAGGCGATTCTAGCGCCATTGATTAATTCGATAGAGAGTTCTGTTTCGTTCTTTTTGTTAATAAATGACTTAGGTAGATACTGTTCAAAAATCCGCCAAGCGATTTCCTTTGCCTGACGGTAAGTAGGAGCGACAAACCAATAGTCACCACCCTTATTAATAGCCTCTTGTATGATTTTATTAACCGCAAAAACGGTTTTGCCAAATCTTCGCCCACAACGAATAACCTTGTAGCGATGGGTGTCATCGTGCAACATCTGTTGTTTGACGTGGGGGATATACCCGTTCTTCTTTAGCTCAATCTTAGCGTTGAGTCTCTGTTCGATTATGTTCATACCGGTAGTCGCGACACATACCGGGTATAGACACTAGCTAGACTTATTGATTAAGGGGAGAAGCAGGCTTTTTTGCTTACGTCGGCAATATGGTTTATCAGCCAGTAGGGGGAGGCAGGATTTGCCGAGATTTATATTGTGCCATTTGGCACGACTCGTATAGTCACCTGCACGGTTGCCGTAGCCGACCGACAACTTTCCTTTTAAATCGTGGGGTTCTTGTGTACTGGTTCTGCCCAGCCATCTCCCCCTAGCGACTGATAAGTTTTAACCTGGTCGATTTCGACGGGTTTAAAATTCTTTAATTTGTATTGGTACTCTCAAACTAGGCGTTTTGTTTGCTTCTTTTTCCTTGCCATTCACTAAAAGCCTTGATTCCAGCCATTGAAAGCATCTTTAAGCCTTCTTTTTCAACTTGGTGTTTTTCTTTAGCCATTCTATCAACCATTCTCTGCCATTTTTGGGATCGTCGCCATCTTCGACTGTGTCTAAGCAACAATACATACCCTCGCTGTAGCCGATGCAATCACACTGATGCGCCGGGGTGTCTAAAAAATCATCTAGTTCTCTTTCAAACTTTTCAATTAAAGTTTCAGATTTTGTTATGGGTTCACCTGTGCGGTCTTCTATTCTCATTTTGCCTCTCCTTTTAATTGTTCTAATTCTTCACTACCGATTTCGTACTCTTTCATCACCTCTTTGATCTCTTGGATTACTTCGTCTCGTGAGTGAATAACGTGGTTGTTGTTTATTTGGACAGCTACTTGAGGAGCTGAACCCTGTGGCATACCCTCTAAGCGGTTCCATATTTCTTTAATAGCGGATAGATCACCTCTCATTGCCATTTGGTAGGTTTTCTCAATGAGAATATCTTTGCGCTCTTTCTTCTTGTCCGGGTCTTGCTCGGATATATACTCTCTCATTCCCTCGGTTAAAGAGAACTCTTTTTTAGGCCTTCCGGCAGGATTGCCTGATTCACCCGGTTTCCAAGGTTTTGGTCTCAGGTTGGCGAGTCTCTTGTCTATTGTTTTTTCTTGTGTTTCTTGCATAATATCTAGTCTTTAAGCGGTGTTAATACCCACACTCTTTCAACATTATTCTTTAATATGTCAATGCTTGGTGTTTCTACTTCAAATGTGACTTCCGGCTTATCTTGCGTGACTTTAATTTTCGGATTGCCCTTGTAGTCGGTGCAGATGTTAGCTTTTAGTATTATTTCTGACATAGTCCCTCATGGCTAAGTAATTCACTACATCGCATACCTCTTGGATAATCTCGTAATCGTAATTAATCTCTTCAAAGTTCTCACCGTGTTCTTCCCGGCCTTTTCTAAATTTCTGCAGGCTCAGATGTTTAAGGTTGTCCCAAAAGTCGCTTATTCTTCCTTCCATTTCTTGAGTTTTGTCCATACTTCCTCCCATTCATAATTCTTAATTGGCCTGACTTCGTGTTTAGCTTTCAGCCTGTCGTATAGTCCGGGGAACTTCTCATCAAACCACTTTTGTCCTTTGGGGTCTTCGTGCCAGCTATCGCCTGACCATTTGTGACACCCGGCACATAATGCAATAATATTTTCAGGATCAGCGGAGATTATTCCAGCAGCTTTAACAGGAATGATGTGGCTGCCGTGAATCTGCTTTGTTTCTTTGGTAGCGCCGCATTTCTGACAAGTATATTCGTCACGCTCCTTAGCTATCCTTTTTGCTTCCTCTATGGCTTTTTGTCTGAATGTTTTCAAGTTTCTCTATCCTCTCCCCGAAATGGCCGATGGCGTAAATGTTTCTTTCGTTTTCTTTCTCCAGTAAATGAATCTGTTTTTCGAGTTTATTTAGCTTTACCGTTAGTATTGCTATCCAGTTGTGCAGATCCTTGATTTTCTCTAAGCCAAACATTTGCATCCTCCTCGGACTTAAACTTGTGAATCTTTTGGTTATTTCCTAAAACCTCCGTGACCCACCAGCACATTTCATATCTGTGCCAGTGGGGTTCGGAGATGCCGGTATATAGATTTTTGTTTGTGTTTTTACTAGACAACGTGCCTCCAATAGCAACCCGTTAATAACCTGTTAACCGTTGATCTGCAGACGCCAAACTCTTTTGCTAGAATTAAGGATGATTCGCCCAATGTTTTTCTCTTTCTTATTTCCTTCACTTTTTGTTCTGTTAGTTTTGATGTGTTGACCTTTTCGCCACGATATTTGCAAAGGTTGTATTTATAGTGTTTGATGTTATCCAAAAGTGTAACGCACTCTAGATTCTCCAGTCTGTTGTCTGTCTTTATTCCATTTTTATGGTTAATGTTGTGTCCATTTGGTATCTTTTGCACAAAATTCTCCCAAACTGCACGATGAATGTATAATCCGCAACCCCTTCCATTAAGACCCAAATTAAGTTTTAAGTATCCCGTGTTGTGCGGTTTATTGTCTTTTTTAATCACACCGTTCTTTTTAACTCTTCCCCAGTTGCTTACCTCATACCCGGGAAAATCATATAAACTTAACCATTTTTCAGCATTATTCATTTACCACCACCTATGACTGACCCAGAAGTTGTATGCGTTTTGGGCGTTTCCGTATCTCTGTGTCGCATATTCTTGGAAAAACTTAACTTCTCCTTCGAGACTTCCTTGCGATTCTCCGAGTTTAGACGCTGGGCAGGCTTGTCCCAATCCGGCGCAACCTTCAGTGTTCCATCGCCCGACCACCCAATCACTTTCGTGTTCGAAGATGAAGTCGAGGTATCCACAGTCTGTTTTTGACCAGGTTTCTTCGCAGATCTTGAGACCCTCTTCTCTTGTTTCAGAGCTTCCAGCTCTTCCGCTTCTCGCAAGTACCTCTCTCTGGTTTCTTCTATTGAGATCTCGCTGTAAATCAAGCTGATAACGGCTATCACCGAGAACAATCCGATTATTAGAACCGACATCCATATGTTCCACTCCATAGACACCTCCTATTTTGTACGTACTGGGCGGCTCCACTGAGTCGCTGTTAATAATTAATCCTCCTGTAATTATGGCTATCGCACACGCCACGATTGCAGATTTCATTCGTACCTTTCGGTTATTTATGTACTTATTCCGTATAATGTGGGGCTAGGCTTTTGGCTTCGCCCCGGTATTCCAGCTTGTGGCTGGAAGCTAGATCGGTACATACGGCTTGACGCACTCCATCGTGAAGATTTGTTCGTTGGCCGAGAAGATCTCGTATATCTGGCCAGTGTACGCATCGCAGATGAGTGTGGTTTGTCCGCATTGCCAGACTTGCACGCCGCTTAATTCGGCCTTGAGCTGGTATCCCAACTCTCGGATCGCTTCATCGGTGACGATCAGCCACATTGTTGTCAGTC